GTAGTTGATTGCGACATACCTCGACCAGTACTATTTATAACTTGCTCTGGCCATAATATACGCCAATGTCCACAACCTGAGTAATCAGCTAGATAGTTAATAAATCTAGGCAAAGTCTCTTCTTTAGGTCGTGGCTGTTTAGGAGCCGATTTCCTCTGAATAGGTGCTGGTGGAAATGGAGATGCAAAAGGAACTCCAAATGGCTGTCTATTAAGCATATATAATATATAGGTTACTTTTCAATATAATCTACTCTCTTAGTTATACCGTTTTCCTTTACAAGGTATACTACTTCTCCAGTTACCGCTTTTATTGACTCTTTACGGTGTGATATAACGATAGAGCACTCATCAAGCTCTTCTACTCTATCTTGTAGTATTTGCGTTATGAGTTCTATACCTTTCTCATCAAAAGACGAATCGAATAGTTCGTCATATATTGCAATATTGTATTGTACGCCTCCCTGTAAGCGACGAATATCAGAAAATGTAAATAAGCATGCTAGATCAATCGATTTACGCTCAGCTCCTGAGAAGTTAAAGTAAGAGCATAGCTTATTCTTTTCATTAAGAATTTCTTCTTCAAAATATTCGTTAAATACACATATTGAATTTGAATCTAGTCGCTTAAGGTAGTGTAATAATTTACTATTGAGTAGTTCTAGTAGTTTGTTTACAATATATGATTTTACACCCTCTTCTGAAACTACATACTTAACTATATCAAGTTTAGATATAGCGTCTCTATATTCCTTAACCTTAGTCTCTAGTTCAGTTAAACGTAACTGTGTTTCATCAATAATAGTATCAAAATCAGTCTCTGTTTTATTAATAGTTTCAAGATCTACTTTCAATTCATCTTGCCATTCATTAAGCTGATTGATTCTTTCGTTAGTATTTTGCTTCTTTTGAATAGTTACCTTATTATCAGCTAACTTATTATTATACTGGGTGATTGAAGTATGAATCTTCTTTTTTACATCACGAGCTCTATCTAAACTAACTGTAACCTCTTTTATATCTCGAACCATCCGCTCAATCGTTTCTTTGAGCTTTTTCTTCTCTTCAGCAATCTTCGTTGTGTCATGATCTTCGATTGGACGTAGACAAACAGGACACACATCTTCATCCGTACCAAGCTTTTTATACTTCTCTTTAACATGACCTACTTCTGATTTTGCGGAACTTATATCCTCAATATATTTATCTATTTTATCTTCACACTCAACCAATTTACCCTTATATCTATCTATACTTTCACTTACCTCATCTACATTAACTTCCTGTAAAGCAGATATCTGCTCTTTTAATAAGTTTAGCTCTTTTTGATTATTAGCTTGTCTCGTAGCGTATAGTTCCTTTTTATGTGCTCGTTTTTGGAGTAACTTTTCTTTTTGAGTATTATAATTATTAAAACTCGTATTAACCTCATCTAACTTTGTAACTTCGGTATCATGATCCCGCTTAACTTCATTATACTCAGTCCTTAATGCTGATAGCATTTGACTAAATACCTCCATTCCAAAAATATCCTCAATAAACTTTCGTTTTTCGACTTTATTTTTAGCCATAAAAGGTATCGCATTATTAACAGTCATAATAACACAGTTTTGAAAAATAGCTGGTGAAGCACTCAAGACATCACATATATATTTGTTCGTATTACTAATACTGTCACGCGTTTTATCAATACCGTTCTTGTAGATAAACACTTTTGACGGTGATAGATTTCTAACTATCTTATATTCATTCTTACCAGATGGTGTAATTACATCAAAGTCGAGCTCTACATGCGTCTTACCATTAGTTAAATTATTAGGTATAAGATCTTTTTTAATCTCTCGTAAGGTATCACCAAATATAGAAAAATAGATAGAATCCGCTATAGTACTCTTACCGATAGCATTTCTCCTCGCAGGCTTATCTTTATTCGACCCTGTAATAATATGAAGACCCTTAGTAAACTCAACAGTTACAGGGTCTTCACCAACAGAAAGGAAATTTACAATACTTACTTTTTTAAATTCGACTCTTTTCATATAAATTTAGAGTATAATCAATAATATCCTTTTTATTTGTTATTTCAAGTAGATTAATAAACTCTTCTATCGCTTGAGGTATATCAATACCTGAAAGATCTTCTTTAGCTTCTGTATTTTCTAAAATTCGATTAAAGTTAATATCATAATCTACAGTTAGATTTCTTGGTTTAAGTAAATTAAGCTTTTTGAGAAGAATATCCATATCCTCATGACAGATATTCATATCCACCTTTAGCTTTACTATGTTATTGCAGACAAGATCTATAACATGTTTAGTTATATCACCTTCTCTAACTAGTTCGCTTAGTGGTACCTTCTTATATATAGGCGAAATAGTATTAGGAGTAAATTCATACTCCATTGTATCGAGATCTAGAATGTAGTAGCCTTTTTCATTATCAACATCTCCGAAATCCATTTGAAAAGGATTACCACAATACAGTATGGTACCTTTACCAAATTTCTTTTCATGTCTAGTATGGAAATGCCCTGAAACAACTAACTCAGACTTCTTTAATAGATCTTTTATCTTTACTCCCTCCTCACATACCTTATATGAATTCATTTTAAACGTTTCGATTTCAAAATGACCAAAAATGATATCACTCTGCGGTATATCGCGAGGATTTGTATTCCAAGGGCAGAAGGTTAAGGTCTTATCAAACGCTTCAATCGTTAAAGGCTTGTCTAGGATAGTAACGTTTGCTCTCTTCTTAAAGATTGAGAGAGAGTTTACATCAGTACGATGTTTATAATAGATATCATGGTTACCAGTAATAGCTATAATATTAAAGTCAGATAAAATATCTAAAATATCAGCAGATACCTGTAATGTGTTGACAGATATCTCACTTCTGTTATGATGCCAGTCACCACAAAAGATAAGATCTTTAATGTTCTTTTTCTTACACTCATCCTTAAACCATACAGCCCATTCAAGAGCGTTTTTATGCCACTCGGTACTATTAGAATGCACTCCTAGATGGAGATCAGAAAATATAGCAAAGCGTGGCTTACTGATCGTGGTATAAGTCATCTTCTTCATCAACAGGTTTAACATACACAACTCCACCACCGGTGTTCTCTGGGTTAGTCATGTAAGCCTCGTAAACTTGCTCTTTATAGTTAGTCAAAGCTTCGTGATGTTTTTTCTCTTTCTTAATCCTGTTAATAAATGCATTGAAGGCTATTGTTGTAAAGTAGGAGAACGGATTAGATCCACTCTCAAATTTATACTTCTTATACTTCAACGCGGCATACATTTTAACCAAAGCGTCTCCAATCATATCATCTTTATAAGTGTAGTTGATAAAGTTTGAGTTATAACTTAGGCCGTATGAAATCTTTTTAATATTTTCTGCCAAGTCGTCGGTTAATACGTCTGTATCGTAATATTTTTTAAGGGAAGCCTTGAACACTTTAGGTTCAATATAATACTCCCCTTCTCTCTTTTTCCTAGACATTAAAGATATTATAACTTACTATATATCTTTTTCAACGTATTTTATCTTTTCTTTGTCATATATCTGCTTACGCTTATCACTATGACGAATTCCGTACCTCAACTTGTCACATATGTCGAATATAACAAGCTTATCTTTCGATGCATGCTTACGTAGCCCTCTACCTATAGACTGTACAGTTCGAATAAAAGACTTACCACCAGCAGCAAAAATAATGTTATGTATGTTCTTAATATTCACACCAGTGGAGAAAATAGCACTTATTGCAATACAAATAACGTTACTCTTCTTTTCCATTATTTTTTTGATCTTATCTCTCTCCTCAACGTCCACTTCACCTCTTATAAAGTATACCTCTTTACCACTTATATTTTGTAAATGCTCTAATAACGCTTCACCGTGCTTTATATGATTGACAAGAATTAGACTGTTGTTATTCAATTTGGTTAGTAGCTTCTGCAAAAATAAATTTCTACGCTCACTCTCATAGATAAAATCCAGCTCAGCCCTGTAACCATTAACACCTTCGTATACCGGACTATGCTTGTATCCGATGTTAATAATCTTTATCTCGACATTTGCTAAGTAATCTTCTACTCGCAACTCATAACTCGACTTCTCATATATAACTGGTCCTAGTTTACCAATAATTGACCACTTATCTAAATTATCCTCCGGTAAAGTGCCTGTAAATCCATACTTGTTTGAAGTTATTATCTTGGATATTATCTTACTTATTTTATTACTCGATTTTATCTTGTGACACTCATCGACTATTAGCAGATCGACATACTTCATCCAATCACTTTCGTCAAAACGACTCTGTACTATACCTATATTGCATATAACTACATTCGCAGTAAGGTCAGGCTTCATCTTACCCGTCCATTTTGTTAATTTAAAGGTAGTACCGCAGTTCATAAACTCATCATATGTTTGAGTTACAAGACCTAAGTCAGGTACCAACACTATACACTTAAAAGTATCCTTATCTTTACAGTTCTGAAAGTAATTTTCTATAAGAGCGGCTGTAGTGAAGGTCTTACCTGCACCAGTTCCAAGAACACATGTACCTCTACCTAACTTAAGAGCCTTCTTAATTACATCCTCTTGATACTCCCTCAAGTCAAATGCAAAATCTTTGTATAGTGGGTTATTATAACCTACATTTAATACTGACTTTAGGTTATCAGTAATATTAACGTCTATATTAATTTGCTCTTGTATCAAATATTGTCTGATTAGCCAATATAAGCCTAACTCACATGACCCGGTTGCTGTTATGGCATACTTACGCCTAGGCGCGAATCTTGAATAACGTCTAGCGAATCTAGCAGCAGTATTCTCTACAGAAAAGTTCTCTCTAATCTTTTCAAACAAAGATGTATCAGTGCATGTAAGCTTTAACTTACCACTCGACTTAACAATATCAAAATTAATCATAGCTGCTCCATTTTTTGTATCTCAACGATGTTTTTGATCTCGTAGCCCATCTGCGACATTATTTTTTCAACCTTTTCAAGATACTCAATAACGTGGTTAAGACCGTATATTTTATCGTTAATCTCAGCAAGGCTATTATGATTTTCTGCTGCAGTCTCAGCAGTACTGTTTGTAATCTTTACAGGTGAATCGCGTATTACTTGCTTAACAATCTCCTTTTTAAGAGTTTTCTTCTTCTTTATAAGCCTATTCTTTTCAACCTTGGCTTCAATAAGTCTAGCTACCCAGTAATGCTTACGAGAAGGTAATCTCATTTGTTGATCTTTTACATTAAAATCGTCAAGTACTAAATCCTGTCCTACTTCTTCAATGTATCTTTTTAATCGATCATCCACAAAGGTAGTATAAATATAAATATGCAAGAATCAAGTGGTAAATTTGAATCACAGTTCTTTAAGTTATTATCTGAAGATTTAGCTGAAGAAAGTAGTTCTGTTGGAGGTGGAGCTCTTGGTCCAGCTGCACAAGGTGGTAAGAGTTTTAATCCGGATGGTCAGATTGACTCAGGTGATACATATGCACCTAACACCGCTGTAAAACCGACGGTGTTAGGTGGTGTTCAAACAAGAAGTGGTTCTGTATCTAAGAAAAAGAAAGATAAAAAGAAGCGAGGTATAGATGAATTATTCTTAACCGGTGAAGAAGGGGAAGAAGAGGATACACCTACTAAGCGCGTACAAAAGAATAATGGCTGATTTAGGACATTGGCAGGGATTGCTTACAGAAGATACTATTCCGTACGGTTTTATATACGAGATAACAAATCTCACTAATAATCGTAAGTATATTGGCAAGAAGCAGTGCCAATCAGTGCGTAAACGACCACCTCTTAAGGGTAAGAAGAATAAACGGCATCAAATCGTTGAAACTGATTGGAGAACGTACACATCTTCCTCAAATGAGCTAAATAAAGACATAATTGAGCTTGGAAAGGATAAATTTAAGTTTGAAATACTAATAAGTTGTGATAGTAAATGGGAACTCTCATATAATGAGATGAAGCTACAAGTAGAACGTGAAGTCTTACTAAAAGATGAATACTACAA